CCGTTTCGATGTCAATGTCACCATCCTTTAATCGTTCCAACACTTCAAATAAGTGGTCACGCACATCGTTAATCTTGTTTCTTGCCATGTTTTTTTATGTATTTTGTTATTTCTCGTTTGATATTGATTGCATCTTTGATTTCCTTCGGGTACTTCATTGGGTGGTGTTCCTTCATGAAGTGCATTTTGTCCACCATCTCCAAGTTACTTATGTCGCAATTCTTTTTGTTGCCATCCTTAAACACAATGTATTTGAATGGTGGGATTTTGCCGTTGTGTTGTTCCCATGTTAATCGGTGAAGGGGTTTGTACCCTTGCTCGGTTTTAATCGTTATAAAGTCCCTATAACTGCTTAAATGCCCTATCGGATGGTAATTGTGTGGGCGTTGCCCTTTGACAAATCGTGTTTCAGCACCATTCAGCATTACACCCTTTGTTCCTTTGCACCAACTTGTGCATCCTTTTTTGAATTTAGGCAAGTGCTTGTGGGCGGTGTTTTTCAAATAACCCTGCCAAAAATCCTTATCCTTTCTTAACTTGTTTTTGTATGCAATGTTTTTGATGACATTCGGTGTGCAATTAAACTTTACCGCCAAGTCCTTGTTGTGGGTTACGGGAAACAACAAGCGAAATTCATCCATTTCGGATTCCGTCCATGTTTTTGTCATGGGGCAAATATACGAAACCCACACGAAATAAACAATTTATTTAATTGAATACACTCCGTAGTTTGATTTGATACCCAACGCCATCATTTCATGATACCTAAATGAATCAATTCCGTGATCCGTACCCGTTGGTGTGTTCATTGTACGCCCTTGGGCATCGGTATCCCAACAATAGTTGCGCAGTTCTTTAATTAGGTTTGTGGATGTGGATGTAACCAAATAGGATTGTGATTGCATGATTTGGATTCCGTAGTTGATTGAATCCTTTCCTTTGGTTACGCCCTTGATTCTGATGCCGTATCTTTTGATTTCATCAATTGATTTTGGTTCTGCGCTATCCGCATACACTGGCACATAGTTGGGCAATGCCTTTGCAATATCCGAATTAAGCATCCCCGTGCGATATGCGACTTCATCAACGATTCGTTGGCCATTGTACTCATATACGGCCACAATTGCCGTAGGGTCGTTTGTATAACCAAAATCGACACCACAACCAAGTAACCTTGCATCTTCGGGAATCTTGTCTATGGTTTGCCAATTAGAAAAGATAACCCCTTGTAGGTTTCCAATCTCACCAAGCCCATATACTTTCCACCAATTACGCCAATAGTTGCTTGTTTCAGCCCTATCCCGTGCCTTTTCAATTTCCGCCACAATGGATTTATCCAACGCTTCGTTGTCTTTGTAGGTTAGTACAATCATTTCCGCATCAGGGTCGTTTACCAATTCGCTATCCACCCAAAACTCCGCCACTGGGTTGTAATCCAAATAAATGAATTTACGGGTACGGATTGCCATTTGGTAGTATGATTCCCAATCTATGTTGTTGCACTCGTTGACAAATAGAACATCACGCCTTGCACCCCTCAACTTTTGGGGTTGATCCGCCGAAAAGAATTCAATGTATGAATCGTTTGAGAATGTGTAGGTGAGTGAAGATTTGTTCCACTTGTTTGGGTCATACATTCCCACCATGTCCATGATTTTAAGAAAGTCACGGATTGCACCCCTTCGCAAATGTGGGATGGTTTCAGAAACCACGCTAATTTCACACTTTGGGTTTTGCACCGCGTATGTGATAAGCATGGGAATAATACTGAATGTTTTTGAACTGGATGTTCCACCGCGCACAATTCTAACCCGCTTTCGCAGTTGTGAAATCTTGGTTTGGGCGGTGGTCCTTTGAAGCATTATTTCACATCCAAGTCAATACCATTGAAGATTGGTTTTTCGGTGGTAACATCAATTTGTTGGGTGGGCATACCAAAGCCCGAATCCATCAATTGTTTGTATGCACCAACATCACCTTTCCTTGCCTTGTGTATCATGGCAAGTGTTATTAAATCTTCTTGTGATAGTTTTTCCAATTCCCCCGTGATGGGGTTTTTGCTTTCTTGCATTACCTCCAACCATTTCCGTGCGATGGTGCTTCGGTTCTTGCTTCCCTTTGGTCTGCCATTGGGGTTTGGTACTGTACCCTTTTGGAATGGTGTTAAGTTTTCTTCGTTTGCCATATTTGTCACTTTTATTTCACAATAATTCAATTTCTTTTTTTACTTCGTTCCAGTAATCTTTCCCAAATTGTACTTTGTATGCGAATTGTTCATAATCATCCAAAATTTCATCAACTGCAATTAATGCGCAGGCAATGCCCTCATTTCGTTGTTGCAGGCCGACAATGCTAAACTTGTCAACCAATTCCTTTGCTTTTTCTTTAAATGGATTCATAATCAATCATTTGGTAGTAAAGGGATAGGCATCCACATATATGGTGCATTGATTGGTGAATCATCATGTGCCAAATACCATTGCCCGTCTAAAATATAGGCAACCTCTTTGGTGTCAATTAATACCCACACTTGGTCATGTGGTATGGTGTCGCGGGTTTCTCTCCATGCTTTCATATTTCAACTCCGTTTCTTTTAATTTTAATTGTTGGGTCTAACTTTTTCATTCTGTCAACAATCACCTGGCAATACTTTGGATCAAGTTCCATGCCATAACATTTGCGTTTAAGTTGATGTGATGCAACCATTGTTGATCCGCTTCCAGTGAATAGTTCCATTATTAAATCATTTTCCAAACTACTATTTTTTAAAGCAATATTGATTAATTCGATAGGTTTTGTTGTTGGATGTAATTCACTTTTTGTTGGTCTATCCACATCCCAAACATCAGATTGTTTTCTATCTTTAACTGGGCATAGGCGTGGTGCTCCATCCAACCATCCATACCAAATTGGTTCGTATTTGGTATGATAATCTTTTCGGCTCATTACTAAATGTGATTTATTCCATATAATCGTACTGCTCCAGTGATAATTATTTTCATGCAGTGCCAACATTAAGTTTCCCCATTCTTGTGCAGACATAACCACGTAAGTTGGACATCCTGGTTTGCTAAACATTGCCATCATTGCAAATGCCGACCCCATAAAATCCTTAAATGCCTCTGTTGACATGGAGTCGTTCATAATAGTTCGCGGTTTATACCCCATCGGATTTCCTTCTTTAACTGCTCCATAATTTACATTCCATGGTGGATCGGTAAAAACCATGTCCGCTTTTTCCCCATTCATGAGTTTTGTAACTGCATCACTATCTGTGGAATCCCCACACAATAAACGGTGTTCTCCTATCTCAAATAAATCTCCCAATACAATGTCCGTTTCAATTCCATCTTCTGGAACATCAAAATCATCCTCCTCGGCTTCCAAATTATTAATTATTGGAACATCCAAACCCCAGTCGTTTAATTCTTCTGGGTTCCAATCGTTTGCCAATGCATCCCAATCCCACTCACCAAATCCAACATTGTCCTTTATTAAAAATTCTCGTTGTTGTTCTTCGGTTAAGTTTTCCGCCTTGATGATGGGAACTTCCTTGATGCCGATTTCCTGAATGGCTTTCAATCTCATATTGCCACCCAATATCATCATTTCATTATTGACAACAATGGGGCGTATCTCCAACATTTCGGGAAAGTCCTTAATTGATTTTACTAATTTCTTAAATTTGTCATCTTTGATGATACGGGGGTTTTCCGCATTCGGGATGATGTCTTTTGTTTTAACCCATTCTATATTCATTTGTTTAATTTTATTTGGTGTGTGATAATTAAAAAATCCATGTGTTGTTTCTTATCCCCGTAAAATTCGTGACAAGTTCGGCAAAGTGCCATGATATTTTCAATGTTGTCACGCAGTTTAGAACCACCCATTCCACGGGCTTTGATGTGGTGCAAATCCTGGGCAACTTTTCCACACACTTCGCAATAAATTGTATCACATTTATCATATCCAAAGTGTTTAAGGTAGTTCTTTTGATACGGTTTCATTCAGTTGCCTAATTTGTTTTAACCATTCGCCCCATCGTTCACGATCCGCAAACCTAACTTTGCACTTATCACAAATATAAATCAAATTGGAATCTATGTGGGGTCCAGTGGGGTTGATTTTTTCTTCTGTGCTTACTTTGTAATGGTCACAAACTTCACACTCATTCTTGCACTTGATAAGTTTCATAAACTTGTGTCAATTCATTTATCATGGTTT